CGCTTTCGAGGCCACCTTCTACCTGGAAGGTCGTGAGCGACAACTCGCCGATCTGGCCCTGTACGGCTGGTCCGCCCGCGTCTGGGCCCTGCCGATCTGGCCGGACGTGCAGCTGCTCGGCGCCGGCGTCGCGGGTGGCTCGCTGCGCATCCCCTGCGGTACCTCCGACCTGGACTTCGTTGCGGGCGGCCTGGCCTTGCTCAGGGGCGAAAGCCCTTTCAACTACGAGGCGGCGCAGATCGCCGCGATCGACGCCACCGGCCTGACCCTGCAGCGTCCCCTGCAAACCAACTGGGCATCCGGTACCCGGCTATACCCGATGCGTAATGCCCAGCTCCAGGAACAACCCGGCCGTACCCGCCTGACAGATGAAGCGGACGAGATGGAGGCCAACTTCTTGGTGGTCGAGGCCTGCGAGTGGCCGGCCATCATGCCCACCACCCAATACCGTAGCTATCCGGTCCTCGAGCAGCGGCCAGACGAGAGCGAGGACCTCACTCGCGAAATCCAGCGCCTGCTGCTCGAGCTGGACAACGACGTGGCCCTGCCGCGCCGTACCGACACCGCCGGCCGTGCTTTCCCGGTGGTCCTGCATCGCTGGCTCCTGGAGGGACGCGCGGCCCGGGCCGCCCACCGCAGCCTGCTGTACGCGCTCTGCGGCCGGCAGAAGGCTCTGTGGGTACCGACCCACGGCGCGGATCTGACTCTGGTGGCCATCGTCACTGCTACAGCCACCACCCTAGACGTGGCCAACGTGGGCTATACCCGTTTCGCCGTTGCCGCCAGTGGTCGTCGCGATCTGCGCATTGAGCTGTTCGACGGCACCGTCTTCCATCGCCGGGTGATTGGCGCCAGCGAAGTGGACCTGGACGTCGAGCGTCTGGCCCTCGATCAGACGCTGGCCCGCGAAGTACTGCCGCGCCAGGTCGCGCGGATCTGCTGGATGACCCTCTGCCGCCTCGACCAGGACGAGATCGAGATCCAGCACGAGACCGATAGCGAAGGTCTGGCCGTCAGCGCCGCCAAGTTCCGAGGAGTGCGTGACGATGAGCTTTGATGCCCTGGAGCGATCGCTTGCCGGTGGCCGCCCGGTGCGGCTGTACCTGTTCAGCCTCGGCGTATTGCGCTGGGCCTATTGCAATGCCGATCGCGACATCACCGTGGCCAACATCCCCTACAAGGCGCTGCCGATCTCGGACGACGGCATCCGCCAGACCGGCGAGACCTCGGCCGACGAGATCAACATCACCGCGCCGGCCGACCTCGAGGTTGCCCAGCTCTTCCGTGGGATGCCGCCGGCCTCCAAGGTCGAGCTGACCATCCGCGACATCCATTTCGGTGACCTGGAGCCGGTGGTACGGCAGGTGGGTACCGTCAAGACGGTGAAGTGGCCGAAGACCGACACCGCCACCGTCGTCTGCGAGCCGCTGGACGCGGTGCTCAACGACACCGGCCTCACCCTGGGCTGGGAGCACGGCTGTCCTTACTACATCTACAGCACCCTTTGCGGCGTCGACCGTAATCGCTTCCGGGTCGAGGGCAGCATCCAGTCGCTGGACGGGCTGCGGATCTCGGTGGCCACCGCGGCTGGCTACCCGGATGGCTGGTTCGCCGGCGGCATGATCGAGTGGGACATGGGCTCGGGCGAACTGGATCGCCGCTTCATCGAAGCCCACGCCGGCCAGGCCCTGCAGCTGCTCGGCGGGACCAACGGCCTCACGCCCAACCTGGCCATCCGCGCCTACCCGGGCTGTGGCCGCACCATCCAGATTTGCCGCGACAAGTTCGACAACAGCCCCAACTACGGCGGCGCCAATGCCATGCCCGGTACCAGCCCCTTCGACGGCAACCCCGTCTGGTAGGAGACCCTCATGCAGATCCTCATCTACTTCGCGATCATGCTGGTGATGTACGCCGTCAGCTCGGCAACTGCCTCCAAGACCGAGAAGCCCAAGGCCTCCGGGCTCGACGCCTTCGATTTTCCGCAGACGGACGAGGGCACGCCGCAGTGCGTGTTCTTCGGTGACTGCTGGACCAGCGACTGGATCGTCCTGGGCTACGGCAACCTCTATACCCGGCCGATCCGCAGCAAGGGTGGCAAGAAGTGAGCGAGCTGATCGTGACCCTCGAGCACCTGCACACCGTGCCCAACTTCCGCGGTGGTATTGGCCTGTGCCACTCCGGCTCGCGAGCCTGGATGGCCACCCATGGCCTGGACTGGCTCGCATTCGTCCGCGAGGGCATCCCGGCCAGCCAGCTGGAAGCCACGGGCGATGCCATCGTCCTCAACCTGGTCGAGCACGCGCGTGCCATGGAGGCCAGCCGTGGGCGGTAGCAGCAAGGCACAAACGGTCGGCTATCGCTACTACATGGACATCCACATGGGCCTTGGCCGCGGCCCGCTGGATGAGTTGGTAGAGATCCGAGTCGCTGACGAAACGGCCTGGTCGGGTAGCGTCACCGCGAGCGGGCAGATCCGCATCGATGCGCCTGACCTCTTCGGGGGTGACAGCGGCGAGGGTGGTATCGAAGGCACCCTGGACGTGATGATGGGCGAGCCCACCCAGGGCGTGCACGCCAAGTTGCAGGCGATGGTCGGAGGCCTGGTCAGCGCCTTCCGCGGCCGGGCGACCCTGTTCTACAGCGGCCTGCTGTCCTCGATGAATCCCTACCCGAAGGCTTGGAAGATGCGCGTGCGGCGCGCGCTGAAGGGCTGGGACGGCGACGTCTGGTACCCGGAGAGGTGCGTCATCGCCCTGCAGGACGCCAACGGCAAGCCAATCCGGGCGATGAACCCCGCCCACATCATCTATGAGTGCCTGACCAATACCCAGTGGAGTCGAGGCATCCCTCGCAGCCGCATCGACGACGCGAGCTTCCGAGCGGCGGCCGATGCTCTCTATGCCGAAGGCTTCGGCCTATGCCTGCGCTGGAACCGCGAGAGCTCGGTTAACGAGTTCATCCAGACGGTGGTGGACCACATCGGTGGTGCGCGCTACATCGATCGCAAGACCGGGCTGATGGTGCTCAAGTTGATCCGTGACGACTACACCGTCGCCGATCTGCCGCTGTTCACGCCGGACACCGGCCTGCTCAGCATCACCGACGACGACAACAGCTCCTCGGCGAGCTCTGCCAACCAGGTCATCGTCACCTGGCACGACCCGGTGACCGACGAAGACGGCACCGTCCGGGTGAACAACCTGGCTAACATCGCCTCCACCGGCTCTGTCGCCAGCTCCAAGGTGGAATACCCCGGCCTGCCAACCCAGGCCCTGGCGGTACGGGTGGCATCCCGTGACCTGCGTGCATTCTCTGCAGGCGTGAAGCGATTCAAGCTGCAGCTCGACCGTCGCGGGTGGGTCTATCCGGGCGCCGCGTTCCGCGTCAGCGTCCCGGCCCGCGGTATCGCCAACCTGGTGCTGCGTGCGGGCCGGGTCGACGAGGATGAGAAGACCGGCAAGATCACCGTGACCGCCGTCCTGGACGTCTTCGGCCTGCCGGCTACTAGTTACGTCCAGCGCCAAGGTAGCGACTTCGTTCCGCCTAACCGAGTACCCCAGGCCGTGACGACTCGCCGCCTGCAGGAGGTCAATTACCGCGACCTGGTGGCCGGCGTCAGTGAGGCCAATCTGCAGACCCTTGATCCGACCTCGGGCTTTCTTGCTGCCCTGGCGGTGCGGCCGAACGGCCTTTCGCTGTCCTACTTACTGCGCACCCGCGTGGGTGGTGCCGCCTTCGCCGAAGTCGATACCGGCGCCTGGTGCCCGACCGGGCTGCTGGCCACGGCCATCGAGCCGCTGACCAGCCAGATCACCCTGACCCAAATGGTCGACCTCGACCTGGTCTCGGTGGGCAGTCCGGCGCTTATAGATGAAGAGATCGTGCGGGTCGATGCCGTTGACGTGGCCAGCGGCAAGGTCACCCTAGCCCGCGGGTGCGTCGATACCGTACCGGTCCGACATCTGGCCGGTGCGCGGATCTGGTTCTACGAGCAGTTCCCGGCAATCGATCCAATCGAGCGAGGCATCGGCCTGACCGTCCAGGCGCAACTGCTCACCAGGACCAGCGCGGGCCAGCTCGATCCGTCCCTGGCCAGCACCGACAGCCTGACTTTCGCCCAGCGTCAGTACCGGCCCTATCCACCAGGCAATCTGCTGATCAACTACACCGCCCTGGGCGTCACCCGGATCTCGGGAGGCTTCCGGCTCGACTGGAGCCATCGCAGTCGCCTCCTGCAAGCGGACCAGCTCCTACAGCACACCGCCGGCAACGTCGGACCCGAGGCAGGCACCACATACACCCTGCGCATCTACAACGGCACCACCTTTAAGCGCGTCATCGCCAACATCACGGGTACCAGCTGGACCTATGACGCCGGCGACGCAGCGGCTGACGGCCCCATCCAGGCACTGCGCTTCACGCTGACCAGCGTGCGCGATGGCATCGAGGCCTGGCAGGCGCACGACGTATCACTGCAGCGCTGGGGCGCTGGCTTTCAATTGGGACTATCTGTCGGAGGCGTCCTGAAATGACCCTGAAGTACGGGCCGAACCTCGGCCAACTCATCGGCGCCGCTGCCGGCGACGAGCACTACCAGGCGATCCTCTCGCAGTGGCGCGCGCTGGACGGTCTTGTCCAACCCGCAATCAGTAGTCGTGTCACGACACTGCCGACCACGGACATGCTCGAGGGCGATCGCTACCTGGTCACCTCGGGCAGCTATGCCAACCGCATCGCTCGGTACCGTGAGGCTAACACCGAGGCCGGTTTCGGTGCTGGGTGGGAGTACTTCACG